TTAAGAATAGCGAGATCGCTGAAGAGCTTGCGCTTCCGCCAGTTAAGATCCACTGTTCAATACTTGCGGAAGATGCTATCAAAGCCGCAATAGAAGATTATAAAAAGAGAAATCATGAGCAAAGCACAATATAATTTACAGACAAAGACAGACTATTTAAATCGTAAGATGTTTCTAGACCCAGCAGGTCCTGTTACTATTCAACGTTTTGAAGAAGTTAAGTATAAAAAGATTGCAGACTTTGATACTACTGCACGTGGCTTCTTCTGGCAACCGGAGGAAGTGAGCCTTACCAAAGACTCAAACGACTTTAAGGAAGCAAGTGATGCAGTCAAGCATATCTTTACCAGCAACCTGCTGCGTCAGACAGCACTGGACAGTTTGCAAGGACGTGGTCCAACACAGGTCTTTACTCCTGTGTGTTCATTGCCTGAAGTTGAAGCACTTATGTACAACTGGGGTTTCTTTGAAACAAACATACACAGCAAGTCATACTCGCACATTATCCGTAACATCTACAATGTGCCAAAAGATGTGTTCAACACTATCCATGATACCAAAGAAATCATTGACATGGCATCAAGTGTGGGCAACTATTACGACAAGCTACATCAAATTAACTGTCGCAAAGAGCTTGGCATAGAAGTCACCGAGAAAGAACATATTCGAGCAATTTGGATGGCTTTGCATGCCAGTTATGCACTAGAAGCATTTAGATTTATGACATCGTTTGCCACTAGTCTAGCCATGGTAGAGAATAAGATCTTTATTGGTAACGGTAACATTATCAGTCTAATCCTACAAGACGAATTGCTACACAAAGGTTGGACAGCCTACATGATCAATCAAGTGATCAAAGACGATCCACGTTTTGTCGAAGCCAAGGCAGAGTGTGAATCGGAAGTATATGCCTTGTACATGGATGTGATACGTGAAGAAAAAGACTGGGCAACTTATCTGTTCAAGATGGGTCCGGTTATTGGTCTTAACGCAAACATCCTTCGTGATTTTGTAGACTATACCGCAGTTGATGCACTTAAACAAATTGGCATCAAGTATCAAGCAAGTGCTCCAAAGACTACTCCTATTCCGTGGTTTAACAAGCACACTGATACTAGCAAAAAACAAACTGCCTTACAAGAAAACGAATCAACAAATTATGTTATCGGAGTTATGAGCGAAGGCATCGACTACGATCAACTACCAGCATTATAAAGGAAACATCTATGACAACCATTGTATGGAGCAAATACCACTGCCCTTATTGCGATCAAGCAAAGGCATTGCTAACACAGAAAGGTATTCAATTTGAAGAACGTAAAATTGGCGACGGTTTTACCAAAGAAGAATTGCTTGAAGCTGTGCCAACAGCAAGAACAGTTCCGCAAATTGTTATCAACGATCAAGTTATCGGCGGCTTTACAGAACTTAAAAAATATCTAGAGGAACAACATGCTAATCAATAAAGCAAAATATACAGCAGGCGACATCGTAAGTTTTAAAATTTCCACAGGAGAAGAGATCCTGGGTAGCTTTAAAGAAGAAGACATGATGGGAGTTACATTAGAAAAACCCTTAATGTTGGCCATGACCAAGAACGGTCCCGCAATGGCACCGATTATGATGACAGTTGCACCCGATACTAGTCTAACATTCAGCAAAAGCAATATTATTGTTGGCCCCGTAGAAACTGACAAAGAAATTGCCGATCAATATCGTTTCCAAACTACTGGAATTCAGCTAGCGCCAGCTGGCAACATCATATCCTAATAGACCACTTTTTTGCCATAATAAATACGTTATGGCTTATAAAGTACTAGCAGGAGCCCCCTTTGATGCGGGCAATCTTTTCACAGTTCCAGCTATAGATGCTGGACTTATTATAAACCCCTATCCAGACGCTGAAGTTTCAGTTGTTGATGGGGGTTCTCTTTCCGCTGCCTCGACCTATACAATCGATGGCGGAACAATACCTCTAGAGGGTACTGCAAGCTACGACCCAACAAAGACCTACGGACCCGACGATGTTGTTATTCTTCCGGGCATAAACGACGGACCTACACCAGCATGACAAATCCAACCGGAAGCATATTACTTCGTAGAGGGCCAACAACAGATCGGTTGGCATTTACTCCAATTGAAGGCGAAATCATCTATGATACACTGCTAAAGAAAATCTTTATTGGTGATGGATTAACGCCCGGCGGTCGAACAGTAACTAGTGATATTGTTATTAGCGGTACTGGAAATATTCTTAATATTCCAAATACCAGTCTAGAACACAGTACTATATCAGGTGTAGAACTTGGACAGAACTTAAAAACACTAACATTTGGCACAGGCTTAACGGGCACCAGTTATAATGGATCTACTGCTGTTACAGTGGCAATTGATGCAACTAGTAACAATACCCTAAACTCCGTTGTTGCTCGTGATACCAACGGCGATTTCTCAGCAAGACGAATCACAGCTGACCTGTTGGGTAATGCTAATACAGTTACCAACGGAGTCTACACAAATGGCAGCTATGCTAACCCAAGTTGGATTACCAGTCTAGGTGAATCTAAAGTATTGCCATCGCAGAGCAGTAACACAGGTAAGGTATTGGCCACTAACGGATCGTCAACCTATTGGACCAACTTAATTCCAGTAAGTCCTGCTGCCAACCAAATGGCAGCGTATGGTAAATGGTTAAACACCAACGGTACTACACTACAGTGGACTGATCCCTATCCAGCACAATCAGGTAACAGTGGCAAGTTCTTGTCCACTAACGGATCTATTGTTGGATGGGCCAGTGCTGCGGCAATTGGTTTTCCAAGCATTGTGGGCAATGACGGCAAATATCTAACAGTCAGCGGAACTGATGTTGTATGGGGGGATATTGCCGGAGGTGATTCAGCCAACACACCAAGCAAACTAGTCTTACGTGATTCAAGTGGAAATTTTGCTGCTGGCACAATTACAGCTAACCTTGTAGGCAACGTAACTGGAAACATAACAGGTAATGCAGATACTGTTACTAACGGTGTCTACACATCTAATAGTTATAATCAACCAACTTGGATTACAGGTCTCAGTATTGCACAAGGCGGAACTGGTGCAGCCAATAGAGGAGATGCTCTTACTAATTTATTACCAACTGGAGAACAAAACGGATATGTATTAACCACAACCAGTCGTGGAACATATTTTTGGGGACCCGGCGGTGGAGGTGGCGGTGGCGGCAATGTTGGTAATACTCTAACCTCATCAAGGAACACATTTACAGCAACAGCGGGGCAAACACTATTTACAGGAGTGGGAACCTATGTTCCAGGAGCCGGCCAACTACGAGTATTCATAGATGGTGTTAGACAGTTTCCAAGTGAGTACACCGAAACTAATTCAACTAGTTTTACATTGAATGTTGGCCTGCCTGCTGGTGTTAAGGTGTTTGCCGAAGTTGATGCCTATACAGGAGTTGCTATTCCTGCATCAACTATTACATTTGCTCCGGTTGGTAACATTGCATCAACTAATGTGCAATTGGCCTTGACTGAACTTGATCAAGAAAAAGCACCAATTGCCAGTCCCACATTTACTGGCACAGTGACAATACCTACTGGTGCAAGTATTTCTGGATATGCGCCACTTGCCAGCCCAACGTTTACTGGCACAGTCGGCGGCATTACTGCTTCAATGGTTGGACTTGCTAACGTTACCAACGAAAGCAAAGCTACAATGTTTGCCAGTCCAACATTTACTGGTACAGTGAGTGGTGTAACTGCTACACATGTTGGATTGGGCAATGTCACTAATGAAAGTAAGGCTACTATGTTTAGTAGTCCAACGTTTACCGGTAATGCTGTATTCAGCAGTTATGCATCTATTAAGGCATTGATTGAAACCGCAACAGTAACAGTCAGTAGTCCAACATCAACTCAGGCATTTGATGTAATCGCACAGGGTGTACAGTATTACACTGCCAATAGCCAAAATGCATTTACATTAAACATAAGAGGTAATAGTTCAACTACTTTAGCAAGTATGTTAGCAGTTAACCAATCTATCTCAATTGGTCTATTAGTAACCTGTAGCAACGTCGCTCACTATATGACAGCAGTTAATATTGACGGAACAGCCACAGGCGTTACAACTAAATGGCAAGGCGGTGCTACGCCCACTGCCGGAAATACCAGTTCGATAGATGTATACACGCTAACTATTATCAAGACAGCCGCAACACCCACATACACGGTGTTGGGCACACTGACTAAGTTTGCATAAGGATAACGATGCCAACCATACAGACAAGAGGTGCAGCGTCGATCAAGGCACTGGGATTTGCAGGTGCTAGTAAACCTCTAGCACCAACAATAGGTACAGTCACTAGAACCAGTGCATCCATTAGTGTACCGTTTACTGCGGGCTATAATGGTGGCGCTCCGATCACCGGATATACCGTAACATCAACTCCGGGTAATTATACGTTCACTGGTTCTAGTTCACCAATAGCCGCAACAGGCATGACACTAGGAACTAGTTATACATTTACAGTTCGTGCTACCAACGTCTATGGGGACAGTCCAGAAAGTCAAACTAGTAGCAGTATAAAATATGCATCAGTACCCGCAGCTCCTACAATTGGAACTGCAACCGTAACTAGTAAAACGGCAGTTAATGTGACCTTTACTGCCGGTGCCGACGGCGGCGAAACTATTACAAGTTATACCGCAGTATCAGATCCCGGGGCAGTTACAGGAACAATAAATCAAGCAGGTAGTGGAACTATTTCTGTTGGTGGATTAACAACCGGTACTACATATAGATTTACAGTTTATGCTACCAACGCATTAGGAAACAGTCCATCAAGTTCGCCTACTAGTCTTGGCGTCACGCCTAGTCTACCAAGATATACAATTAATACCAACTTGTTGGGTAATGTGGGAGGAGATTTTGTTGACGAAGGTGCAACTGCCACTGTAAGTGTAATCACTAACGAAACTGTAATACCAACTACTATATATTGGGCAATAACAGGGTCCGGAGTCACAGTTAGTGACTTTACAGGATTATCGGCATTAAATGGAAGTCTAGCAATATCCGCTAATAGCACAGCATCATTTGATTTAAATGTAAAGGCCGATTATACCACCGAAGGTACCGAAACTGCGGTATTAACTTTTTATACCAATTCAGGACGAACTATAGCATTATCCGATTCTGCAATTGGAGGGTATGTAACAGGAACTCCTCGTAATATTCTTATTCAGGATACTTCTCGTACTCCTGTCATTACTTCATACGGATGGTCTCCTGGACAGTTAAGAGCAGTAGGAACCTCCAACCAGTTTGATGCTTATGTTGAAAATGCAATTGGATTATCTTGGACTTTAACATTAACGCTAAATGGCAGTCCTAATCAATCTTTCTCAGGAACAATTACATCTAGTCCGCAAGATATTAATTTAAGTCAAACTTTCTCAACAGCAGGCACTTACGAAGCCACGGTACGTATAGGACCCACAGGATTCCCATCAGTGAGCTCGCCAATAACTATTACAACTCCTGTCATTACTTCATACGGATGGTCACCGGGGGGGACAATTACAGTAGGAACCTCTAGCAGGTATGATACTTATGTTGAAGGTGCAATTGGATTATCTTATACTCAAACAATATATCTAAATAACAACCTTGCAAACTCTTATGCGGGAACAATTACATCTAGTCCGCAGAATATTGGTCTAGACTACTACTTCTCATCAGTAGGCACTTGGTCAGCTCTTGTCCGCGTAGGACCCACGGGATTTCCATTATCAAATTTGACAATAAATGTTGAAGCTAATTTGCCCCAACTTAATGCAAGTGCCACAGTTTATTTTCCATATATTACTTATACACCAAATAATGATACAAAGGCGTATTATGTACGCATAAAAAAAGATACATCGGGACCAGCGGTTCAATATTATTCATTATCTGGTAATTATCCTCCTGCTAACCCTAATATAAGCACTAGCGAGTCAATATCTCCACCCTCTGGCTCATTCTCTGGTAGTATTACAACTGCCGATGTGACTTTTTATGCACCACATAGTGAAAGATATTTTACTGTAACGGTAACTGGAAGCGGCTATAAAGCATGGACACAACTCATGTATCTAGGTAATAATTCTTATTACAGTCCCTACACTGTATATAACGGATATGCACAAGAACGCCCGGATTTATCTGCTAGTCTTGCAGCGCAGGTCGTTATCTTCTACAGAGATTATGGTACGTTTTATGTGACTCAGGATCCAGGGGTACCTCGATATCACCCATATCGTGCGCCGGAAATTGGTGGAGTGAGTTTTTGGGTTACTTATATGACTAACAACGCAATATCATCTACAAGCGATCAGCGATTCCTTGATGCGTTTGGTTCAGCCCCAGAGACATTTACACCGAAATACAGTTACAATCCGGGCACAGGATACGACACATTCAGTGATAGACCATAAGGAAATAACATGTTAACAAGACAACAGGTAATTGACATATTTGTAGCGGGTATTAATGAAATTCCCGTTGATGAATTAATCCAAGTATATGAAACATTTACTCAAGAACAACTTGACAAAGTCATTGCAAGAAATTTAGCGGCTCGTCAAGATCCAACATATACACAACGAGTTGCAGAAGACTATCAAAAATATATTGCAGCAACACCAGAAGAACAAGTAACCTGGACACATGTTGAGCCAAATCCCGCACCATAAATATTACAAACGGAATAGATAATGACAACTCAAGTATCAACAGCAGTATGGAATTCAATTACCAAAGCAATCTTTGAAACTGCTACAATCACAGCGGCTGCACCTTCTGCCACTGCAAACTTTGATGTGTCAACACAGGCTGTTCAATACTACACATCTGCCAGTGCTAACAGTTTTATCTTTAATCTTAGGGGCGATAGTACAACAACATTAGAAACACTCATGTCTGTTGGACAGTCTACCACTGTGGCAACACTGGTTACCTGCAGTAATTCAGCACACTATCTAACTTCATTTAGAATTGATGGCAACGCCAGTGGAGCAAACGGATATACATTTACTGCCAAATGGCAAGGCGGAACAGCATCAGCATCGGGTAATGCAAACTCTATTGATATCTATACTGTTAACGTGATCAAGACTGCGTCAAAGACCTTTACGATATTAGCCAGCCAAACTAAGTTTGCCTAAGGACTAACGATGCCAGTACTTGGAACATTAGGCGCAGCAACAGCCAAAGGAGTTGGATTCACTGCGGTTCCTGCTGAGCTTCCAGGTACTCCGACAATTGGCACTGCAACTGTTGTCAGTGGTGTTGCTGTATCAGTTGCTTACACAGCACCCGCTTTCGATGGTAACACTAGTATCTTATCCTATACTGCGGTTGCCTATAACTATCCAAGCGGAACGTCTACTGGTATCACAGGCATTGCCTACGGGCCAAATAGCGGCAGTGTTACTGTTTCTGGACTAACATCGGGCAGTGCCTATACATTTAAGGTCTACGCAACCAACGGTATTGGTAACAGCGGCCTAAGTGGTATGAGTAATAATGTCACTACATGGGTAGTGCCCGGTGCTCCAACTATAGGCGCAGTAGCTTATACTATCGGTAACTCATACGCATCGGTTGCATTTACACAACCGACTAGTAATGGAGGGACGCCAATTACTAGTTATACGGCCGTTGCATATGTAGGTGGAGTAGCGTCTGGACAAACTGGAACATTGAGTCAAGCAACATCGGGTAGTATACAGGTTAATGGATTAATTGCCGGACAGTCTTATACCTTTAGAGTGTATGCAACTAACCTAGTTGGTAACAGTCCAAATAGTAACGCTTCGTCTCCAGCAACGTTAGTATTTACAAAACCAGATGCACCAACAATTGGAACAGCAACTTATACAGGTGGAACATCTGCAACAGTGGGGTATACAGCACCTGCAAATAACGGCGGCGCAGCTATATCAACATATACTGTTAGAGCATATATCAATGGAATAGTAACTGCACTAGTCGGTTCTGGTACATCATCGCCGTTAAGTATAACTGGATTGACTAAAGGTACCGCTTACACATTTAGAGTTACTGCCACTAATATATATGGTACTAGTGATGCAAGTAACGACAGTAATTCGATAACAGCGTTGACTGTTCCCGGCAAACCAATTATAGGAACAGCTCTAGCAACCAGCGGTACATCAGTTGATGTAAATTTTACAGCGCCAACAGACACTGGCGGTATCAGCACATACATTACATCATATACTGCAACATCTACTCCAGGCAGTATATCAGTTACTAAAACAACAGGATTGCCAACTCCAGGTTCAACAAGTGTAATTAATATTTCTGGATTAACCAAAGGTCAACCATACACCTTTACCGTGTATGCAACTAATCCAATAGGCAATACTATTAGTGATGCTAGTACTTCAGTTACTCCTGCTGATCCACCTAACGCACCAACAATTAATCTTGTAACCACATCGACTGCCAACACTGGCGCAACAGGAACTGTGGTTGTTAATTATTCAGCACCAAGTGATAACGGCGGTGCTACTATCACAAGTTATACCGCAGTATCAACTCCGGGTAGTATAACTGGCTCAGTATCACAAGCAGGATCGGGCGCAATTACAGTAACCGGATTAACCAAAGGCACTGCTTATACATTTGTTGTGTACGCAACTAACCGCGTTGGCAATGGTTCAAACAGTAATACTAGTTCGAGTATTACTCCATTAACATACCCGGCTGCTCCAACAATTGGCACAGCAACTGCTACAGGTCCAAATAGTGCAACAGTAACTTATACCGCTCCAACAGATACTGGCGGCAGTGCTATTACTAACTATACAGCAACATCGTCACCGTCGGCAACGTTAACTCAATCAGTGACCAGCACAGGTGTTATAACAATAACAGGCGGATTAACCAAAGGAACTCAGTATTCATTTACTGTAACAGCAACAAACGCAACCGGTACAGGTGCAAGCAGCGGATCATCTAGTCCAAACATTACAACATGGACTGAACCAGGCGCCCCTACAATTGGAACTGCAACTGAAGTTAATGCTACTACTGTTACCATTGCGTTTACTGCAGGGACAACTGGCGGAACACCTATCCTTGATTTTACAGCCACAGCGTATCTCTACCCAAGCGGAACATCTTCAGGCGTTAGCGTTACAGGTACCGCTAGCCCAATTACTGTTACGGGACTAACACAGGGCACTACCTACACAATTAAGGTTGCTGCAAGAAACTCTGTAGGCACAGGAACATATAGTAGTTCAAGCAATACTGTTCAACCTGCTGATAAACCCAGCAAGCCAACTACTCCTACTGTTTCAACGTCAACTACCTACACAGCCGATGGCCGTGTGACAATTACGTTCACTGCTCCCTATGATGGTGGCACTACTATTACTGATTACTATTTTGTATCTAACCCCGTGACCACAACACAGACTGTTAGTCAAGCCGGTGGCGGCACATACCTGTTTACAGGATTGGTCAAGGGTACAGCCTATACCTTTGCCTATGCTGCAAAGAACCGTATCGGAACGGGTACATACAGTGATTATAGTTCTAGTATAACTCCGTTAACTGTGCCGAGCGCACCGGGTATAGGAACAGCATTGAGATACGATGCAACTTCTGTTACTGTTGCCTATACAAATTCAAACGATGCAGGCGGGACTGGAATTACAAGCTATACTGCAACCTCAACACCCGGCAGTATTACAGGAAGTGGATTTAGTAGTCCAATCCTAGTAACTGGATTAACCAAAGGCACGCCCTATACGTTTACGGTACACGCAAATAATTCACGTGGCGCAAGTATTGAGTCAACAACTAGTAATTCTGCAACTCCTGCTACTGTGCCAAATGCACCAACGATAGGAACGGCAACTACTATCAGTAAGAGTTCTGCCAGTGTGTCATTTACTGCGCCAACAGACAATGGTGGTAATACGATTATCAGTTATACTGCTGTGTCAAATCCAAGTGGGATATCGCAGACACTTACACAATCGGGATCAGGGACGATCACAGTAACGGGATTAAGTCCAGCAACGCCATATACATTTACTGTCTATGCAACCAATACCTATGGTGATGGCGCTTCTAGTCTAGCAAGTAATCAGATCACAACAACTAATTCATATGCTGTATCTGCAAGTCCGACTACTATTAATGAAACTTCTAATAGGACAGTAACACTCACGGTAAACACTATTGGTGTTGCCAACGGCACAACCATGTATTGGACCAACACAGGCACTACTGGTGCAGCTGACTTTACAGATGCTGTGAATAGCGGATCATTTCAAATCTCAGCAAGCGGCTCGCCTCCAGTTGGTACGTACAGTCTTGATAGAACAACAGTAACTGATCTAAATACCGAAGGCCCCGAGACATTGATCTTTAATCTTCAGTATCCGTCTGGTACAACAGTAGCATCAGCGACAGTAAACGTAACCGATACTTCTCTAACGCCAACGCCTACATACAGTATTACAGCAGACCAAACTTCTATTAATGAAACTACAAATCAAACTGTAAACTTCAGTATCACAACTACATATGTTCCAAACGGCACTACATTATATTGGCAACTGTATTCTGGTGTACAAGCTGCTGACTTTACTGCAGGAACCTCAACTGGTTCAGTTACTATATCAGGAGCCGCTTCGGCAGCACCCGGATTCCCACAGACCGGAGGGACTGCTTCATTTAGTCTAACCACAGTCACTGACCATTTAACCGAAGGCGCCGAGGCATTCTTTATCTACCTTGGAACCAACAGTCCAGCAAGTTCATATCAAGTGGCCACATCACAAGTTATAACAATCGCCGATACATCCTTAACCTACGGTGTTGTTTCATTGTCGTCTACAACAGTTAGTCAAAATATTGTTAAAACTGGACTAGCATTAACAGTAAGCGGATCATTTGTGGTAACAATGTCAAGTGGAACCCCGGGCACTATTACACCAACGGATATCGGTGGTACTAATACATTTAGTGCAACTTCGATTACTCCAAGTTCACGAACATTTACAGCAGTTAATCAAACTCAGATTATTGGTTGGGCAGTAACCACAAATGCTGTTGACTATTCAAATACATCATACACCAAGTCGATTGGGGTATTATTAGACACATCAAACGGTACATATCCGACCCATACAATAACATTGAATCGTATTGCCTATACAGAAGATATTACAGTCAGTCCTACTAGCGGATATACTAACAGTACCTTTACCTATACTGTTAAAGGAGCCCCAGGTACACAAATAATCACTTGGGATTCAGTTAACGGATATGCAAACAGAGTGACTAATACATTATCAGGAAGTATTGGTGACTCCGGTTATGGAACGTTTACAGCTAGTGGGGTGTATTGGGTCACACCCGGAACATATACTGCATATGCTTATTGGTATGCAACCGGTCACGGTGACCCTAGTCAGGGATTCAGCGCCGGTTATGCAACACATACTAATGTGTCAGTAACAGTCTCGTACCCGCCGGTGGTGGTAACAGTTACAGGTAATTCAGGAACGGGCCAAGTTGGAGTACCATTCTCCGGAAGTCAATATACCGCTTACCCAGGCAGTGTGGTAAATGTCAGCGCCAGTGGTGGGAGTGGCGGAACATACTCATTCTCAGTTACATCTGGATCATTACCAACTGGAGTAAACATACAAGGTAGTGGGGCCCTAGCTGGACTTGTTACAGGAACTCCTACAGCCAGTGGTTTTTATTCAGCGACTATAACTGCAACAAATGGTACTACATCGGGAACTGCAACCATCACCGTTGCTATTGTTGCTGCACCAGCAATGGGATCAGTATCCTTAAATACTGCTCCAAATGGCGGCACCTCTTACTATACTGTAGGGTCCGGCCCAACAGTAACCTGGACGTCAACTGGCACTAGAGGTGTGGGTATTATAATAAACAGTTCAGGCCAGGGTGAATTTGGATCTAACAGTAGTCGTAGTTTAACAAACAACTATCTTGGTTCGCAATATGGTGCAGGATCGTATACTGTTGAATTATCCCCAGTAGCATTGGCTACAAATCTAAGTTATGTTGGGACAAGTTCTTATGTTAGCTACTCGTTAGTTGCAGCACCAACTGTGACAGGTGTCACAGTTACTACAACCCCAGGTCCGTATAATTCTTCTACATCTTCGTCAGTAACTGTTAAGGCAGGCACTAATGCATACTATAACTGGAACACAACCAATACAACAACATTGGTTTATTATATAAGCACCAACGGTGGAGGATATGTAGGGCCAAACGATGTTACTGGATTTCTACAAGGACCTAGTGGCCCCCAACGATATTTAGAGGCAACTGCTACAGTATCAGCAACTCAGTCACTTTATCTTATAGCATATAATGCCGCAGGTACATCGGTTACTAGTTCAACAGCAACTATAACATGGACGCCATATACTGAATCGGTATCAAACAGTCCTACCACGTTCACAACTGCTGGATCAACAACTATTACAATGACCGGTGGTTATCCAAACGATACAGTTTATTTTAGTATTAACAATACAGGATATGCCGACGGAACTGTTACTTTAGACGGATCTGGAAACTTTACCAATTCTAGTGGATATTCAGGCTTTGCTGCGGGAACCTATACACTCTATGTACGATTTGGCACAACGGGTCATACAGCACAAGCTGCCACAGTGACAATAAATTACTCCTTTGGTACTCCTAAAGGCGGTCAGTACTGTTCGGGTGTTAATCTAGTACAAGACTACTGGAACGGTACAGGTTCATATTTTACCAGCGTTGTACAATATAACAGTCCGACTTGCGGATATGTACCACCTGCTGCCACAATAACAATTAGAGCCTACGGAGATACAAGTAACATTACCATAGTTTGGTCTACAACCAATGCTGGCAGTACATCATGGAGTGCTTATATAAGCAGTACTGCTGCTAGCGGAAGTCAATATTTTAACGGTGCTGGCGGAGCATTTGCTGGCGGTAGCTTTAGTATAACTGGTACTGCTAATTCTAACAATGGCGGCAGTAATGCAAGTAAAACACTCAATGTTGGGCCAATTACCGGATCATTTGATGTCACAGTATAAAAGGAAAATAGCATGACAGGAATAGTAAGAACAAACGCAGATGCACATACAGGACATAGTGGCAAGCCATTTCACAAAACCTTTTATAAGGCAGGCAGTCCCAACGTCTTTGTAAATAACGAAGCAGTGGTTAGAAAGGGAGATAGTCTAGCCTGTGGTGACAAAGCAAGTGGAGTTAGTCCAAATGTATTTGTCAACAATATTGCAGTTCATCGACAAGGTGATGCAACAACGGGACACGGTTCATGGGCACCGTGTTCAGCAGCCACAGGTAGTCCAAATGTGTTTGCAAATTCTTAAGGAATAAGATGAAAAAGTTTTTATGGAACGTGTTGGGATTTTTAAGCCTGGGCATGGCCTACGTAGGATTAATAACTCCGGGCATCCCCTATAGTTGTTTTGTAGTATTTGCCGCCTATTGCTTTAGCAAGGGCAACGAACGTATGCATCGCTGGTTATACAACCATAAGATCTTTGGACCGTTCCTGACCAACTGGGGTGAGAAGCGTGTATTTCCAACTAAGATGAAATTCTTTATGTTGGCCATGATGTCAAGCAGTCTGGTTATCATGTACTTTACCAATGTACCCACTCGTGGAATTTTATTCACAGGCATCTTCATGTTATTTGTGGCCATCTGGGCATGGCGCTGGCCAGGTTCAGTAGAAGAACATGATCGTCGTATCGCAGAGGGTAAAAAGATTGGCTGGTTCAATAACTCATTTTAATATGCAAAAAATACCATTAGAACAACTAGTAGACATTGCCGCTGAAGTAGAGCAAGGCGATCCAATTGATTGGGGCCGGCTAAAGCTAGGGCAAGAAGAAGCATTCAAGTTAGTGGGTACCACTATACTAGACATGTTTGACAAAGAAGTGTATACTTATGAAGACAAGTTAATCATGTTGTCCACAATTACCAAACTGACTGTAGAGAACATGATCCTACATACAAAACTACTAGCAGGTGACTAAATGAAATGTGAACAAGGCGACATTGCCAAAATCATAATGAGTATCCGACCTGCTAACATTGGCAAGCAGGTTCTAGTGGATACCTACATCGGACGCTTCACGGAAGGAGACGAGTTCGACTTTCGTGGTATAGTCTGTAAAGCACAGATTACCGATCACTACTGGTGGGTAGCAACTGACTACGGATTAACCAATATGCTAGGCGATACACCTAAAGCCTACATCCCAGATTCATGGTTAGAACCAATTCGTCCAGACAGTGTAAGGGCCAAGGCAAAAGAATCGGTTGATTTGTTTGCCTAATATGTCAACGAAATTATAGCCTAGCACGTTAAATATATAAGCGCACTAGGAGATTATTATGAAAAGAATAGTAGCCGGATTAATTTTAACATTTATGGCTGTGGCAGCCAATGCACAGCATCATGGATATTACGGACATGGATGTTGCTATCGTGGCGGCGTCTATTACGGAGGAAGTAATTGGATTGCACCTGCACTAATTGGTGGTGTTATTGGTTACGAACTAAGTCGTAATAATGCACCCGTTGTAGTCCAACAACCAGTTATTGTTCAACAACCATCTGTTGTAGTACAACAACCACCTGCAGAAGTAGTTTACATCGACGGTGTAGCATACAAGAAACAAATTATGGTCGTCAATGGGGTTGCTCAAGAAGTCCTAGTGAGACTATAATTAAAGTTATTGCTGTATGAAGCAAAGAGAAAAGTGTTCTGGACGCGGGTTCGACTCCCGCCAGGTCCACCATAAATATATTATGGAGAAACAAAAACTATTAAAATGGATCGCAATGGTGTTGTATGTTACTGAAATAGCATTGACCAGTTTTGATCGATATCCAATTAATGTTTTTGTTGGTGTAACAGGTAGCATGTTTTGGACATGGGCCGCAATAGTGACAGAAGATACTCCACTTATTTGGAGTTCTGTACTTGCTGTTCTTGTCTTTGGTGCTGGTGTTATAAACTACTTAATGTCTTTATGATGGGCCTGCCATGGTTTCGACAGGGCAAAGAGTAACAGAGTGGACAGCTCGGGAATGTGAAACCCGTAGGATTGGGGTAACCCGGTCGTAGAAGCAAACCAAAGTAAAAGCAAACGATCAAAAGTTCGCCTTAGCTGCCTAAACTCAGCTTAGGGTAGTTATACCTCGTAACAGAAAATAACAGAAAGCACCTACGGGTGCTTTTCTTTTGGACAAATTTCCAATATATCGTGACAAACTTGTGCGTACAAGCACATGTTTTGTTTGTTAGTCTATGTACACTTGTAGGATAAACATTTTTAGTTTATGATCATAACATTAAAGGAAAACTATGACTACAACAATCACAATCGGCGAAACGCCAATCAATGCAACCTATTCAGCAGTTACTGGCACAACATCTGGCGCTGGCACAGGTGCAAAATTTATCGTAACCAAGACCAATGGTGTCTACACTACAACAATTGATAGTGCAAATCTTGGTACTGGTTATGCTCCCGGCGACACAATTACTATTCCAGGTGCAAGCCTTGGCGGAGTAACAGGTGCTAATAATGACATCCTTACTGTAGCCACAGTCGGTGTTGGTGGTAAGATTGCTACATTTGGTACAGTAGGTACCGGCCGAATTGGTAGTGGCATTAACACAACTACTATTGCAGTCAGCGGCACTAGTGACGTTGATACATATACCTTTACAGGTAAGAGCACTGAGTTTACAGTGACCAACGATACAACAAACAAAATGGTCACAGCCGCTTCTTTACTTGACACTAGTGTTACTTTCAAGTTGGCAGACCACGAGCGTGTAGTGTTCAGCGATAAAGCAACAGCATTTGATATCACTGGCCATGCCGGCGATGTATATGCACTATTGAAAGCATCGATTGGCGGAACCGTTAATCCAGTATATGAAGGTCTTGGCATTAAATTGGAAGACTCTGGATTGACCAGCACACAGGTTGCTCAGGCAATTATCAACACTTCAGTGTTTGCCACCGCCGCAGGCGGAACAGGTAATGATAGTTTTGTTCGCCAAGTCTACACTAACGTGATCGGTACTGTTCCTACATTGGCACAAGCCAAGCCATTTGTTGATGCACTTAATGCAGGTACAATGACACAGGCTTCATTGCTAGTGGCCGCCGCACATTTGGACACATTTGACCAAGCAATTGGTTTGGTTGGAGTTGCGGGTGCTACTGGTGCATTAGCCGGTACAGGAATTGACTTTATTCCAGCTTAATAGTTAGGGCCCTTAGTGGCCCTATTTTTTTGATACTACACACTGCCTTTTGCTCTTGACAACTGTAGGTAAGCGTGTTATACTAGTTGTACAGTTTAACAAGTTTGGAGGTTTCTTTTGACAATGCATTTAGAAGGCCCGTGGCTCAGTACCACAGGTAAACGCAAAGGCAAGAAAAAGTTTGCATCAGCTGAACACGCTAGAAAGGCTCGTGAATTGGACGAATCTTGGAAAGAACTTCAAAAGCGGTGGGCTGTAGAAACTGAAGATAAGAAACGAACTCGTGCATTATCGGCGGCACCATATGTATCTCCTCCAAGAAATTGGAGAGGTAGCGATGCACCAAAATTGCCAAGTCGAGACACGGGTGCAGGTAATGCCACTCTTAAGCCTATGAAAGTTTATACAGGAACTAAGGTAAAAGGCATTGCTACTATGCACAAGTCAAATGCAGTACCTGTGTTTTCGGATGAAGAGGCGCAGGATATTTCCAAAATGCGTCGATAAACGCCGGTTTACTAACTGAAATGATAGAAGTATGCTATATATTACTACGTTTTGCAAAGAAACTAAGATAGTAGGTCTAAAGTATGCCACAAACAGAAACAGATCCGCGAGTCTTGGCCTATGAAAAACCCGTGAGATTCGGGCGGTCAAGGCTCCAAAGGCATATAGGTTATGAGACTATGTGTCCAATGGAGACAACTACACGAACCCAGGGTTCCCTTTTAGAGCCTCGTGAAGTTAACTCCCTTTATGTAATGTTGTAGAAGTTTTTTACAACACCAAGTCAAAGGAGGACTTATGGAAAAAGCAATGAGATTTGGTTTATTGATGTTGGGATTATTACTCAGCGTTATGATGGTATCTACCGTAACCAAAATTAAATTTGAACAATTAAGAAACAACCAATTTACAGCATCCAAGGATGTGGTAACTATTCGTGATCGTGAACGCCAACTTGACTGTTTGGCCAAGAACATCTATTACGAAGCAGGCAGCGAACCTTTCGAAGGTAAAGTTGCGGTTGCACAAGTAACTATGAATAGAACGGCTAGCGGAAAGTTCCCTAACGACATCTGTGGAGTAGTATACCAAAAATCAGTTATTATGGAACGGGTAGTTTGCCAATTTTCATGGTACTGTGAAAACGGGGGTAAACCTATCATCCGTAGTCGCGAACAATATAACGAAAGCATGGAAGTGGCAAAGAAAGTTCTTCTCGAAGGCTTCCGTTTGGACATTCTAAAAACAGCCATGTATTTTCATGGCGATTACGTTAGTCCGGGTTGGAACAAACCCAAAATTGGTAAAATTGGTCATCACATCTTCTACAAGGATTAATCATGAATATTGATATTCAAAAAATTAAAGACTTCACTGCTGACAAGTTTTCGCACATGAGTGCCGAAACACTAGGTTGGCTAGCAGTACTGGTTCTTCATGCCGCAACTATTCCTACCCTGCTGGCTGTGGGCAGTGGACTAACGGACAAGATGCCTCCTGTGGACCTAGTATTACTCTGCTGGTCAGGATTAACTCTGTTATTTCTTAAGGCAGCTGTCCAAAAAGACATGTTAAACATTGTCACAATTGGATTGGGGTTTATTATCCAATGTGCCTTAATGACATTGATTTTCTTTAAGTAATTTGGTTAACACTGAGATTGACAATATATAGTCTCGGTGTTATACTATATAAACTGAAACACACAGAGAAAGAAGGCGAATTATGTTTACGTACAAGTTTCGAGTTTATCTTGAGCATCGTACTTTTGATACAACTGCAACAGCAGTTAGTCCTAGCACAGCGCAAGCTATGGTAGAAGCACAATACAATTGCAAAGTAATTTGCATGGGTCGCGTTTAATTTTTACACACAGAAAGAAGGCAATATGAAAAAGGCAATTTTAACAGCAGTGGTCGTCGCAACCTCACTCATTACGGGTTGTTCCTCAATGAAGAGCGTTGAAACTCGTAAAGAGTACGCACAGCCTGATTGGTATCAAGAATGTCAACAGGCAGGTGTTAAAGGTTACTTCTGGTGGAAGAAAGAGTTCGCCTATGCTTGCGGTGGTGGCGAGTCAGTTCACGCACAGGCCGCAGAAGAACAGATGTACGCTATTGCAATGAACAACTTTGCAAAACGCATCAACAGTGAAGTTAACAGTGAAACGGTCATTGACATCGTTAACGACAAGAAGTCTACACATACTAAGATTTCCTATGTGGTTAAGAACACAACAATTCGCGAACACATGCGTTCCGAAACTGCTCAGTTCACTATGAATGGTCGTCACTATACCTTTGTGCGTCTTGAGATGCCTAAGGAAGTCTTTGACACATTGATTGCTGAAGCCAAAGCCGCTAAGGTGCAATAATGAAAGAGGAAATAACGGCTATTGCAATTGCAGTAGTTCCTACTCTTTCTTTGGCATGCCTAATGGCGATGACCGGATGCAGTTCGGCACCTAAGGTAGTTGCAGAGAAACCGCAGTACTGTTATACTAGTCAAACTATCAAGTCTCAGAATAAAGAGATTGTGAATAGTGAAACAACAGTCGAATGCTCAGATGATCGTGCTAAACAATTATCTACTGTTCGAATGGGTATGGCAAGTAATTGCGGTACGTTTACATATTGGATGAACCTGGGAGGCAAGAATGTTCAACGACAAGGTATCAGCTGTCAAAAATTGGATGGTAGTTGGGAAATTGTTGGTGCTTATAATTAGCACTCCGGTCCTAGCTGACACCGTTGACAATCCTCGTTTCTTTCAATACACATCTGGCACATTCATCAATCGTCTAGTTGAACTATCTTTTGGATGGTTCAATCGACTAAACGAAGAACAGTCCGATGCATATCAACAAAGCCTCACACAGGCAGTAATGTTTGCAGAGAATGGCGAAGCAGTACGTTGGTACAAAGGCGATGCTAGTGGTTTGGCAGTGCCTGTAATTACCTGGCCTGTGGGCAGTGGCTATTGCAGACGTATGCATATACAGGCCATAGCACACAATACCCAACGTACAATGACTGCGACTGCATGTTTTGATAATGCAAGCACAAAATGGCAATGGGTAAGGGAATAAATACATACTATGAAAGTAAATTTAAGTGACAAAATTATAGCCTATCTTGCATTGGTTAGTGGCTTAACAATTTCTGCAGTTGCTATTTGGTACAGTGTTGCAGGCCTAATGGCCATTTTCGCCGCTGCCGTAACGCCTATTATTGTTATGGGCGTTGCCCTTGAAATCAGCAAACTGATTGCTACAGTCTGGCTCAAGACCAACTGGAGTCGTGCTCCTTTCCTAATTAGAACATATCTAGTATCTGCTATTGCTATCCTAATGGTCATTACCAGTCTAGGTATCTTTGGATTCCTAAGTAAAGCACACAGTGATCAAAGTCTTGTAAGTGGTGACGTTACCAGTAAAATCGCTGTCTACGATGAAAAGATAAAAACTGAAAAGGAAAACATCGATGCTAATCGCAAAGCACTCAAACAGCTTGATGAATCAGTGGACCAAGTTATGGGTCGCAGTCAGGACGAAAAGGGCGCAGAAAAAGCCGTTGCCCTTCGAAAAGCCCAGCAGAAAGAACGTGGTCGCCTCGCTCAGGACATTACAGATTCTCAGAAAAGAATTGCTACTTACAACGAAGAACGTGCGCCGATTGCCGCTGAGGTTAGGAAGGTTGAGGCGGAAGTTGGGCCAATAAAATACATTGCGGCCTTTGTCTATGGTGCCAATCCTGATGCCAATGTATTAGAAAAAGCAGTCACATGGGTTATCATTATTATTGTTGCTGTATTTGATCCGTTGGCAGTTATTCTATTATTGGCAAGTCAGTACAGTTTCCAGTGGTTCCGTAAAGCTCGAGAAGAAGAGGAAGAAGAATTACTAATTCACAAAACAGTACCTGCACACATACAAGAAGTTATTGTAACTCCTGAACCAATCATCCCTACTCCTGCAGCGAACGATGAAGAGCATGTTGTTGAAGAGCCAAGTGACGATGTATTAGATCCTTGTTACAAGTGCGGCACAATGTTAATTAATGCTCCTGGCATTGGACCTTTCTGTCCCAATAAAAACTGTGACGTATCTGACGGTCCGTTTTTAGAAGAGGAAGAAAAACCTTCTATACAAATTAATCTTGATTTCAATAAGCCAGTTGAAGAAGACCCAATTGTAATCGAACATATCTCACTTGATTCAATTGATGAAGAAATTATTGAGGACAGTAACGAAGAAGATACCGTTGATATAATTGAAGCCAAACGTCTTTGGAAAGAAGCCAACCGCGATGACTCATTAAAAAATCAACGTCGCTTATTAGAAAGCGGTATAATTGATCAACTGCCATGGGAAGCTGAACCTTTTTTAAAAAAAAAGAGTCTGACCTATCTAGAGAAAGTGGGCAAGGAACAGATCAAGAAAGAAATCTCCGGGGACTGAGTTATTTTCAGAATTCGGAACAAAGCGAACGTTCTCTTTGGCAACGCATCGTAAGAGCAAACAGTGACAAATAAGATAACACTAATAACACCGCCCGACGACATTTTTGACGATGCCCTGCGTGTGTTATTAGTTGATCTTACGCAAGAACAAAGCCAACTAGTATCTGATGCACTAAACAGCACAGATATTCCTATAGATCTAATAGCCTATGTTTGGAACAATACCAATACTATAGAATGGCTAATAGATAAAAAACACAAAAGCCAACTAATCATATTCAATGCTGACGCAGACAATGCCGAACTAACCGGATATTTGTCTGCACACCCTAACTCATATTATATGGGTACTTTACGCTCAATTGGGATAACTACTAAAAGAGCCATTAAAGATCAATCCCAGTGCTCTGAAATTTTAAACCATTTTATAGTAGAATATGATAAGAGATAAAAAACTAGTAGGAACAGGCATTACCCTAAAAGACGGAGAAGATATCAATCGTGCTCTCCGTCGTTTCAAGAACAAGATTGTTGACTCAGGCAAGCTCGATGACCTACGTGCAAAAGAATTCTACGAAAAACCCACTACAGAGCGTAAGCGTAAAAAAGGTGCCGCACGAGCACGTTGGCGCAAACAAGTAGAAAAAGAGCAATTACCTAAAAAAATGTATTGACATTATATTAGGTTAGTGTTATACTTTAAGTTCACTATATAGAAAGAACTTAAAATTATGGCACTAACTGATGTAATGATCGACTTAGAGACTTTAGATGTATTGCCCACAGCAACTATATTGTCCATCGGTGCAGTTAAATTTGACCCGTTCGGCGACGATGTAAACAGTCCAAATTGCATTAAATTTTATACACGAGTTGATGTTGATAGCTGTGACCGCTTAGGTGCAACAGTTTCACAGGCCACACTTGATTGGTGGGCTAACCAAAGCCCGGAAGCACAAGAAGAAGCGTTTCATCCTGACAATCGTATTGACATTAAGATAGCAATGGAACAACTGTACAAGTTCTGTTGGGGTGCTAAACGTGTCTGGTCACATGGTTCGGGATTTGATATTATCATCCTAGAGCATTATTTCCGCAAGATTGAAAAAGCAATTCCTTGGAGTTTTTGGGAAGCTCGCGACACTCGAACACTCTTTGACTTAGGTATCAACCCTAATCGTCCCCCAGTTTTAAAACACCATGCCCTAGAAGATGCATGGAATCAAGCAGTTGGTGTACAAAATGTATATCGTACACTGCAAACAAGCACTATGAGTAACGGCAACTATATTGCCCCATTTGCACGGGAACGTTAATATGGATGAACAAAACAACGAAGTAATGGATATTCTGCAAGAGGAATGTGCAGAAGTAATTCAAGCGGTTAGTAAAGTACGTAGATTTGGTATTGATAATGCTAAACCTAATACAGATTACACTAACCGCGAACACTTAGAAGAAGAAATTGGCGATTTGCTTGCCATGGTAGATATCCTATTGATCAACGATATGGTCAACTGGGGTAATTTACACAGAGCAAAACGAGCCAAGATAGAAAAGTTAAAAAAGTGGTCCAATATTCCTAATCTAGATAATATCTGAGATAAATATTTTTGTAGAACGCCGTAAGGGTTTTACAAAGGGCAGGACGCCCAAAACTACTCGCTTAATTAAAGGAGAAAATTATGAGTAAAATTATCGGTATCGACTTGGGTACAACAAATAGCTGTGTGGCAATTCTAGAAAACGGAAAAGCCAAAGTAATTGAAAACAGCGAAGGCGCACGTACCACACCATCAATTGTAGCTTACACCGGAGACGAAGTTCTTGTAGGTGCAACAGCTAAACGTCAAGCAGTAACAAATCCAAAGAACACAATCTACGCAAGCAAGCGGCTTATTGGACGTAAGTTTGAAGAACAGGCTGTGCAGAAAGATATTGATTTGATGCCTTATAAAATCATCAAGGCAGACAATGGCGATGCATGGGTAGAAGTAAACGGAGATAAATTAGCACCTCCACAAATTTCAGCTGAAGTTCTTCGCAAGATGAAAAAGACTGCTGAAGACTATCTTGGTAAAGAAGTAACACAGGCTGTTATTACAGTTCCTGCCTACTTCAATGACAGCCAACGTCAGGCAACCAAGGATGCAGGTAAGATTGCAGGACTTGAAGTTCTACGTATTATCAATGAGCCAACAGCGGCTGCATTGGCCTATGGTGTTGACAAAGAAGATAAACGTGATCGTAAGATTGCTGTATACGACTTAGGTGGTGGTACATTTGATATTTCTATCATTGAAATTGCCAACATCGAAGGCGAAAAACAAATTGAAGTGTTGAGCACTAACGGCGACACATTCCTAGGCGGTGAAGACTTTGACCAAGTTCTCATGGATCACTTGGTAGACGAGTTTAAGAAAGAATCCGGTGTTGATCTCAAGAAAGACATGTTGGCCTTGCAACGTCTAAAAGAAGCTGCTGAAAAAGCCAAGATCGAATTATCAAGTACTGCCAGCACTGGTGTTAACTTGCCTTACATCACAGCAGACGCAAGTGGCCCTAAACACTTGAACGTGACTATCAGTCGTGCCAAGTTTGAGAACATGGTTGAAACATTAATTCAACGCTCAATTGAGCCATGTAAGATTGCCATGAAAGATGCAGGAGTTACAGCCGCTGACATCGACGAAGTTATTCTTGTTGGTGGTCAGACACGTATGCCTAAGGTACAAGAAGCTGTTGAAGCATTGTTTGGTAAAGCACCACGTAAGGATGTTAATCCAGACGAAGCAGTGGCTGCAGGTGCCGCAGTACAAGGTGCTGTTCTAGCTGGTGACAAGACAGACGTTCTATTGTTGGACGTTACACCATTAAGCCTTGGTATTGAAACTATGGGCGGTGTGTTTACCAAGGTTATCAAGAAGAACACAACAATTCCAACTAAGGCATCACAAACATTCTCTACAGCACAGGACAACCAACCTGCTGTGACTATTAAAGTTGGCCAAGGTGAACGTGAAATTTTCCAGTACAACAAGGTACTAGGAGAGTTTAACTTAGAAGGGATTGATCCTGCTCCACGTGGCATGCCACAGATTGAAGTTACCTTTGATATTGACGCAAATGGTATCCTTGACGTGAGTGCCAAAGATAAGGCAACAGGCAAGGAAAAGAAGATTACTATTCGTGCAAGCTCTGGTCTAACTCCAGAAGAAATCGAACGCATGGTAACGGACGCTGAAGCCAATGCTGAAGAAGATAAGAAACAAAAAGAACTTATTGACATTAGAAATAGTGTAGAAAATGAATTGCATATGAATAAGAAATTCATTGATGAAAATAAAGAAGAGTTTACTGAAGAACAGCAAACTGAACTTGACGGTTACATTAAAGCCCTTGAAGAAGCCATTGCTGGCACTGACTCGGGTGCAATGCAAGATGCCGCTGGCAAGTTTGATACTATTCTAAATCCAGTAAGACAGAAATTAGCAGAAGCTGCTAAGGTCAAGGAGAATACAACTAATCCTGAGCCAACAGCATCTACTGTTGATGAAAATGTAGTTGACGCTACCTTCACTGAGAAGTAAAATCAGATCCGTGGGGTGCCTTCGGGGCCCCACCTACGTTCTTGCTTAACAAAGGAGAAAATTATGAACGGACTAACTAAAATTGACGCACAAGTCATCAACCAACTAAACAGGGCCCTCATCGGCTTTGATCGTATGTTCGACATCGTTGAACAACGTTCTCTTAGTACTACAGGATATCCTCCACACAACATTGTACGTTTAGATGAAAATCTATACTGCATTGAAATGGCAGTGGCTGGATTTAAAAAATCCGAAGTACAGGTCGAAGTTGAAGACAACACATTAACTGTTCGTGGAACAAGTGAAACACCAAATGAATCTGCTACACGTGAATATCTATATCGCGGCCTATCCAGCAGAGATTTTGCACGTAGCTTTCCTCTAGCAGAACACATGGTTGTTCGAGATGCTAAGATTGAAAACGGAGTACTGACTATCAACATTGAACGAATCATTCCCGAAGCTCTAAAGGCACGGGTGATTGACATTGTAGAAGTTAAGTAATATAATAAACATGTAGGGAGAATTTTCTCCCTACTAACGGAGTTTAACTAATAATGTCACAAGAGCAAATCGTACTCAGCGAAAAAACTAAATCTCAAGTTGAAGAACCCAAACGTTGGAAAGTTCTTTTTCTTAACGATAACAGCACTCCAATGGAGTTTGTTATTGAGCTATTAACTAAAATTTTACATCATACAGAAAGTGTTGCACGAGATCTTACTCTAGAAATTCATAACAGCGGTAGTGCAGTTGTTGGGATTTTCTCTTTTGAGATAGCAGAGCAAAAAGGTCTTGAATGCACTCAACTAGCACGTGACAACGGTTTTCCTTTACAAATTACAGTAGAAGAAGAATAACATGAGTCTTAAAGATCTAACACACGCAGCACATAAAGAAGCAGAAACTCAGCCCTTTGTAAAAATTCTATTTTCTGGAAAAGTCAATCCGGACCTATATGCAACATATTTGTTTAATCAACATCCATGTTATGATCTATTAGAGACATATGCAATGGCATTTGGTCAACTTAACAATCTACCGGATATTCGACGAGCTCCTAAAATCAACGAAGACTTTCGTGAGATATGGGGTAACAAGGCAGAAAGACCAGTTGACTTACCAGTGGTAAAAGAATATCTTGATTACATAAAAAATCTTGCAGAAACTGCCCCAGAAAAACTGTTCAGTCACATCTATGTAAGACATATGGGTGACCTAGCTGGCGGACAAATGATTGCTAAACGTATACCCGGGTCTGGACTTATGTATCAGTTTAAAGATCCCGAAGCACTTAAAGAAGAAATTAGATCTCGTTTATCGGATGATATGGCAGACGAAGCTATTGTTTGTTTTAAATTTGCTGCTCAACTTTTTAAAGAAATGGGTGAAGTAGATCTTCCGCATTTTAAAGAAGAGTCTGCGGATGAGTAATGTTTGGGACACCTTAATTGAAATAGAACAATACTTCGAAAGTAAATTCTATGCCACGGGCAGTATTATCAACGAGCCTGGAATGGAACGTTTTAATCAACCCGGATGGGTAAACAAGGTATGGACCTCAAGTCGATATCGACGTGCTCACATTGATGTAGTTGATGCTCGCGAAACTAGGGGTCTATGGATGATGCATTGCTGCATTTTCCCTCATACACATAATCCTGCCCCTATCTTTGGGTTTGATGTAATTGCAGGCAAAAATAAAATTACAGGTTGTTTTTACGATTATAGCCCTGCTGGCGATAGCGAACATTACATGTTGGACATGTTTGCAGAAGAAGCTCAGAAACTGCAATGGAATAAAACACGAAAACTGCCAGATTGGGCAGAACGTATATTCAGCGGTTGTATGATTGCTGCGGGTAATGTGAGTAACGAAAAAGAACTTAAACAGCTCTTTGCCATGGCTAAAACTGGTATTGATCAATATCTGTTAGAAGTTGCAGAAACTAACAATACTGCGGGCGCAAACACAATAGCAGCTCAGAACTATTATTGCGAAAATCAGAAACAAAATCCGCATACTCCTAAGGTTATGGTCAGTTTGGGCCTAAGTGAAGAAGATGTTAAAGTGTTTATACAAGATTGTCTGTTCCCTGAATTGCGATAAATACTTGCATGAGATTTAATGAATTCAACCCACTATTGACCGAATCTAGAGGTGTTACGGCTAGAACAGCAGGAGAAGTATATACAAGTACAACTGATCCTAATGATACACTAACAATACAAAATATTGATGTTGTTGTACCGCAAGGTGCCAAACAGTTCGAAACTAGTGAAGAAATGCTAGATGCAGTTAATACTGCTATTCCCCCTGACGAAATCAAAATTGAAGATAATAAACCAACAAACTCTTCTAAAGCTGCTATTGTTGCAACAGTTATAGATGCAGAGGGAAAAACACAATATTGGGTTAGATATATTAAAGAAGTTCCGGCAGCTGGTGTACACGGTACTTGGTTGACTCTGAAAGGTTATAAGCTAGATCAGGGCACTAGAACTGAAAGTATACCTATTAAAGCTACAGATATTATTAAAGACGATGCACCAAGAACCCCATCAGCTGTTGCCGCAGCAGTCAAACAAGGCATTAAGGGATTAGTTGCCAATACAAATCACACTGCTATTGTTCCGGTTATTAACACTGCTGTTGATCTTGCCCTTAAAGGACAGACTGCTCCTATTAAGGACGGTGCAAAGTATCTGAACATTGTTGCAAAATACGGTGGAGAATATCTTGGACCCATTGCAATAACACAGGGAAATGTAGTTGCTGGTGATATCTCAGCAATGTTAAAACAGTTTAAGTTGCCAAGCCTAGCTGGTGCAACTATTGTATTCCCACAAAATGCACAAGAAGAACTAATTGACAGTATTTTAAAAATGCCAAATGGCGTTGATATTAATGTCAGCACAAAAGTACACAAAGGCGGCGGTGCAGCAAGCAGTCTAAGCGGAGTTGCTAAACAACTAACTCCTGCTATTATAAAAAAGTATCCAATTGGGTCACAAATTATCACAGATCTTGGAACAGAAAGTTCTGTAATTGGACCTGCTAAGGCTGCATTAGATTTGGGTATTATCAATCAAGCAGATTACAATGCATTATTATCTGTTGGTAAGGCAAGTAGAAATATAGCAGATCTTAAAACTAAAAGGTTGCAACAAATGACCCTGGCACAGGGCATGGATGAAGGTGCAGAACAACGTGAAGAATATCGCGTATTGTGGCATGCACTTACTGCTGTGGTTAATGCTATTATGGCCAAAGTTAATCCAATGCCAGAATTCCAACAGGCTATGCTGGCTGCACTTAATAACAATAACTATCTACAGTTAATCACTGATGCTAAGCCAAACGGCAATGATCTAACACTTAGCTATTACGGAAAATTTCCTGCAGTTTTCCAAGGTAAGCCACAGCTAAGAAATAAAAGCTATTTTGTTACTGGACAAAAAGGCCGCCTCGGCTTTAAATTAGTCTACTAAGTTAAACTGCTCGTTTAACTTTAGCTCGCTCCCACGTAAATACTTATAAGCGGAACTTCTGCCGCTTGGAGCGAGCGATGAAAAAAACAAAAATAATTCTAGGAATCTCTGCCCTCTTAATGTCATTGTCAGTATTAGGACAAACTGTCATTAATCAAGGCGGCTATGACTCAAAAAGTCTAGTTGATACTAATAGTACAAGTACTAGTACCAGCACGATCAACACTAATAATGTTAATAGTGGCACAGTTACCACTAATAACAATACTGCGTTAAGTGGTGGTACAACTAATACTAATAACAATAATAATGTTAATAGCGGCACTGTGACCAACAATAATAACAATAA